CGCCCCGCCATTTCCTTGCTAGTGAACTTGCCGAGGGCATAGCGGTTCACACCCTTTACTGCAAGATGTTCCACCACAATTATGGAATAATGACTAGTGAAGGCATTTTCGTTTCGCTGAATCTGTTCGGCAGAAGGCTCATACAGACCTTCCATACCGTAAATCAAATTGCTTGTAGTCGGTTCCATCGGCATCGTCAAGTTAGAGACAAACAGGACACCCGACACATTGAAGATGCCATTGTCATTGCAGGGCTTGTTAAGCACTTCCACAGGCGGGTTGTAATCTGTTGCTAGGGCACTGCGGGGTTCACTGAAGCCATCCTTGAAAGCCTTGCCGATAACATAAGTGGTAGGATGGAGGACAAGCCAAGCCTTCAATTCCCCGCAGGTAGCAAAGCGGGAGCCATCATCTTCCTTCGGGATTTCGGCACAGTGGGTGTAGGTCTTGCCATCAATGGTCACGACATTGTTAGCCGTAGCCGTAGGGTTGAACAGGATGACACTATTCTGTTCCTCTACCAACTTGGGCAGAGTTCCATCGGGGGTGTCATTCCAGCAGAGCATAGAGCAGGGCTTGTCGTAGTAGATGACCTTTGCACCTGTACATTCCTTGACAGGTAATCCGTGGTAGTTCATTTAAACTCCTTTGTCTAATATGCACAGGAGCAACATTCCTGCTGCCCCTAGAATAAATGCTGTGCCGTAAAGCAGAATGTCCTTAATCTTGTCAAGCATCAAGCCATTCCGATTCGGGCATCACCCGCAGGTGTTTCTTTACTTCGGTAATGAACACATCGTCCCCAAGGTTATTGCTCTTGACAAAGTTTGCGTGTTCACGGGCACCCTTAAAATCCCCGAAAGTGGCGGTAAAATTTTCGTGGGATTCACGGTCGTACCAAGTTACATTGTATTCATTAACGATGTTTTCCATTTTTCTATCCTTGTTAAGTTTGTTTAGAACCAAGCCCGATATGGGCTATTCTGCAAGGTAGTAAAAATTATTTTCTCTGCAACTCCAACAGGCAATGTGTGTTCAAGTAGTTCTCAAGTTCCTTCTGCCTGTAGTAGTCTTCCAATGTGTCACCACGAACAGGAACTATATAACAGGGCTTACCATCCCTCTCGGAGAGGTAAAGCCCCCTACGGACAAGTTCTTCAAATTCTTCATCCGTAATGTTCCTAGTTGTCTTGAGTCCATCAGCCATCGCTTACCGCCTCAAGTGGTGTAACCACCGCGTAAACGTCACGCCACATAGTCAAGATGTCAAAAGACATCATCCCATCGGGATTCTGTTTCGGAACAAACTTATACAGAAAGATATTATCCCGCAAACGCTCAACAAGGCTCTTGATAAAACTTTTGGCATTTTCCAACTTGTCAAAAGTTTTGCTACCAATCTTGAACAAGGGGTGGTCTCTCGGCACAGGAGTTTCTTGCCATTGGACTATGTAATGCGATGGAGGCAACATACTAGAAACTGTATTCCTTGTCGGCATCAATGTCGGTTCCCGCCACATCGCCAACCATAATCACCTGCACACCCAACTTTTCTACGAGGGTAGCGACAACTCGCCCCAATTCCTTGCGGGGCTTGTCTTCTTCGCCGTCACGCAGATGTCCGAAGGGTTCGTCAAGGAGCAGGAGCGGTCGCTTGCCCGCAAGTCGCATACACCCTACACGCAGGGCGAAACTTACGGAGTCCACAAGACCGCCACCCGAAGAATCAAACGGGTCCAACTCTGCCTTGTCCTTGCAGATGCGGAACTCGGCATCCACCTTGCCTCTCTTGGGGACAAAGTTCACCTTGAACTCGTAGCCGGGGAACAACAAATCCACGCATCCCTGCACGGTCTGTTGGATGGCATCCTTGAGTTGGTCTTGAGTCTTGGAGGCAACATCCTGCAAGAGAGCAAGAGCCTTCTTTTGGCTCTCGCACTTCTTCTGCAAGCCTTCAAGTTCAACCTGCTTCTGTTCAAGCGACTTTTCGGCAAGGTCAAGGCGGGCACGACCCGACACAACCTTTTTCTGTAAGTCTTCAAGTGCGAGCATTACACACCTGCTTCGGTAAGAAGTTTGTCGGCAGCGGTGAGGTATTCTTCCTGTGCCACGCGACTTTCTTCAAGTTCCTTTTCAATCTTTTCCTGCAAGGCTTCGGCTTCTTCAAGGGTGGACACATCGTAGTCATGCTTCCAAGAATCTTCAATCGCCTTCTTTTGACCTTCTGCCTGTGCCTTCTTCTGCTTGAGGTCATCAATGCGAGCCTTGATGCTGTCAATATCTACGTTTGCCATAATTGGTGTTTTCCTTTTTGATTTGTGTTTCTAATGGTTATATAGCAGGCTACTCACCCTTGACATCGGGGACATAGGAATCAAGGACTTCCTGTGTTGCATCACGAACATCCTTGTTCTTTTCTTCTGCCATAGCAGCCTGCACATTTGCGATAAAGTCCAAATGCGGAACTTCAAAATCCTGCAACCCTTCAAGGTAGGTTTCAATCTCCTGTCGGGATTCACGCTTCGGGTCGGGATGAACCTTACCGAAGGTCTTGAGCGGGACTTCCTTGATGGAGAAGTCCACCGTATCAAGGATGTAGCATCGGGGCTTGTAGTCGTCCATATCGGATGCCTGTATGTTCAAGCATCCGCAGGTCAAAACCGTAACATCCTTGAAATGCTTTACATAGCCGTGATGGTAGTCGCCTGTGATAATGAGTTGGGCATTGGAACGCTTGGTAAGTTCTTCTGCGGTGGTTCCGATATTTGTGATGGGGTTGCCCTGCTTGTCACAGGGTAACGATTCCTTGTCGGGGAATACAAGTTCGTGAACGCACCATATGTCGCAATCGGGTATCTTGTCGGGAACGGTTCCAAACGGATATGCTTGGAGTTCGGTTTTGACATTCTCGTGGTCTACGTGGTCAAACCACCAATCCGAGCGAAGTTCGGTCACATTCGCCAAGGAGAAGATAGCCCCGATGGTGGACTTGGACAAGTTCTCGTATTGGTGATGCAATTCATCGTGGTTTCCCACAAGGACACGCACAGGAGTTTTACCGAACCCGCCAAGCAACGCAAGGGCTTGGTTGGTCGCTTCTGTGGATGTGCGGGAGCGGTGGAAGATGTCACCGAGAACCCACACTTCATCGCAATGTTCCTGTTCCACGATAGGATAAAGTTGTTCAACAGACTTGCGTTGGTCTTCAAGCCATTCATCGGGTTCCACACGACAGGCGGGAGCATCACCACGCAAGTGCCAGTCGGCTGTGAGCAATACTCGCATTAGTCCTTCTCCACAAGTTCGTAGGTGTCCTTGAAAATCTTCGGCTTGCAGAAGTAGAACTCCCCTGCGACTCCACGAATGACAAAATCGCCAATGGTGGCAGCGTGTTTAGCCTGTACCTTGGAACCGTCTTCAAGGGTTTTAATAATAAGTTCATCGCCATCAAGGGCGACATTTTCGCCTGCAAATTCCTTGATGGTGTCATAGTTACTTCCTGTCCACTTGACCGCCATAACTTCCACAGGCTTCTTCTTGTAAGTCTGCGGGATGTCTTCGTGGGTGTGAACTGTAATCTCCAACGACATTATCTTAACTCCTTTTTGTAGAAATCTTCTTCCGATTCCATCACCTCAATGGCGACCATACCACAGGCACCCCTTGTGACAAAACCTTTTTCGGCAATGCCCCATTCCTTCTTCTTCAAGGCGAGGAATCGGCAGGCGAGGTCTTCATCGGTGAAATACCACGACTTCTCACCGAAGGGGCTAGAAATCGGGCTTTTATTGATAAATACTTTATATTCGGTTTTCATAATTTATCCTGCGTTGAAACTTGCAAGGAACACAACGGCTTCTTTATCCGTCTCGTAGTCACTAAAGCCGACAGCCTCAATGGAATCCACTTTCTGCCATCTGCCAATGTCAAAGTCATAGGGATATTCCACACGGGGGCTTCTTCCTTTATAGAGACCGAGGGACATCTTCCTTGTCAAACACCTTGTCGGTGAATAGCAATTCTTCCAATTTCTGTTTGGACTCGCAACCAATGATGGCTGCATCGTAGGTGTCCCAATCTACATCGGTTAATTTGACTAGGTAAAGTCTCATAGGGGTTCTCGGTTTATAAAAAAGAAACCCCGCCTCCAAGCCTACTGTTCACAGACAACCACGACCGAGGATAGCAGGCGAAAAAAGGAGGCGGGGTAGAAATTCATTAAAATTCGTCCAAGCGTCTGTCTATCTTGACAATAGACATCTTTGATAACCGCTTAACTGCCTTGCTATCTGCCTCATTGAGAATAGGATGCACTGCGTAGTAGTTGTCACGCTCAAAGAACACTCTCAACTTGCCATCCCGCACACAAGTGGAGCGAAGCGGATAATACCAAGTTGTAGGACGAACAAACAAAACCGTTCCGTCATCCGCAAATTTAGCAAAAAGTCCATCAATGGACAAGGTGTCGTGTTTATCGTTATTAAAAATTCCTACAGCGGACACAAAGAACACGCCATCGTTTCGCTCGCCATTAGCGGAGGGGACAAGCAGGGTCTTGCCCATAATCGCATAGTGGATGGAGGCGACCTGTTTCTGCCAAGACGGTTCCACACAACAGGCTCGGACAACCACCTGCTGCAAGTCCTTGACCATACGATTTACAGAAGACAGGTTGTAACTCTTGCCCTTGTACTTGGACAAGATTTTCGGTACTTCATCGGAGAGCATCTGTTCCGCAGATACCTTCTTCGGGGCTTTTTCCTGCGGAGCCTTCTTCGGTTTCCTGCGAATAAGAGCAGCCTTAACCATTAAACATCACCTCGGTTATAAGATTGAACAGAACACCTCCACAAATACCGCCAATGAAACCTGTAATCGCCATCCACTTAAAAGTGTTATTGCGATAGTAGGCATAGGCATTATGCGTGGCTCGGAGCATAATACGCAGGTCTTCATTCTGTTGCAGGGCGGTTTCCAAGTCCTTGGGTCTTTCGGTGCGATTCAAGTAATCCTGCACATTGCCCAAGGTCGGTTCAATGGAGTTGTTGCCTGTAATTTCATCCATAAAAATCTTTTATCCTCTTACTTACCATATAGCAGGGTAGCGTCAATTCCGACATCGGAATCCACAGAGAGACCCTTGAACGCATCGCTCACCTGCTCTGCCAACTTCCAAAGCGGGGACATTTCTGTGCCATCGTACTTGTCTATCATATAGGACTCAAGACAGGTAGTATTCGGGTAAGCCTCCTTGAGTTGTCCGGCTGCCGAAGCGATTTGGAATGCCTCCTTGCGGTCGGCATAACGGATGGAGCCATCATCGGACTTAATGACAAACCCGTAGTATTCGGGCAAGCCCTTCACGGTTATTCCCTTTTCCCTGCGGTCTTGCATAAGGTATTCAAGGGCGGTGCTGTGGCTGTTCGCTACAGAGAACGGATGATTGAAGTCGGGACGGAAGCCCAAGAAAGGGCAGACGACGCGTTCCATATGGGTACTCCTCGGTTAATAGTGGTTGAATCTGCCTGTAATATAACAAAATACCGAGTCCATCGTCAATAGATTTCTGTGTAAACTTTGATTTACTTAAAAAATTTTAATAAATAGTATTGACAGTATGTAGGTAATTTGTTATATTCTGCATATGACAAACAGACAACCGCCATTAACAGATATTTCGGGGATGCTTGCGATGCTCCCCGAAGACAAGCAAAAACTTTATGTGAACACCCTGTATGCCGTGGCTCGGACAGCCGTTGAAGCCCGATGCGGAGAGTTAAGGGTGAGCGACCTTGAAATCCTGCAATCATTAGAAGATGAAAGCAATGCCCGATTTGAGGAATGGATTTTCCAATAGGCGGGAAAATTAGTTATATTAGTCAAGGTATAACCAAAGAGGAATTTTATGTCTAAAATGACCATCAAAGTCCACGAATCCCGCAAACTCCGTGAATCGGATAGTGACTTCGTAGGCAAGCAGCAGTTCACTTATGGCGAACTCAAGAACGCTTGGAACGAACTCAACAACAACATCAAGAATGACCCGTTTGATAGCAAGAACCCCCCTTCGGGCGGTTATGACATCCGCAATGGGTATCATTGTGGCGACCGTGATTGGAACGATTGGGATATTGACTTCTCCTTGGAAGCCATTGCCAAGGAAATTGAGGGCATCCCCGAAATAATCCGTGCGGGAGACCTTGAAGTGTATTACAATGACAAAGACGCCCATCAAGCCGATTCCGATGAACATGGCATTCTCATTGAAGACGGTAAGATTGCAGCCATCTACTAATTTTTACAAGGAGATACAACAATGTCTAAAATGACCATCAAAGTTCACGAAGCATCCACTTCCAAGAAGTTGGATGACGCGATGTACAACGCTTTCGCAGAATACTATGGACCCGACCGTGCCGTTAAATTGAGCGGTGACGCAGGCGAATATATCGTCACCCTGTACGACCTTGAAGGAAATGTGATTGGTTCCGATTCCGATAGGTCTGTCCTCAAGGCTGCGACCCTGTATGACCGCCTTTGCAAGTTGATTGACCGCAAAACTGGCTTGCAAGGCATTCCGACTTCCTTCAAATACTAATCACAAGCAGGTGCTCCTATGTCCAAAATGGCAATCAAAGTTCACGAAGCCCAAGATTGGCAGCAGGCTTTTGACAAGTCCAAAGCCGAAGCTACCGAACTCTGTCAAAAAGTGCTTTCCTTCATTAAGAACTACAAGGCTACGACCAAAGACGCGTGGGGTTGTGTCGGTTCTATGAACCACATCAAAGCCCACCTTCAAGAACTTGCAGATAGCTTTCCGGGCATAGGTGGCACTAGCGAAGCCAACGAACTCACGCCTTCCTCGGATTGGCAACCGACAGTCAAGAAGATTAAGGACTTGAAGAAGGGCGATTGGTTCACCTTGAAGCCGATTGAAGAACCGAAGGAATCGCAGGTGTGGGAATTGCAGGGCTACGACAGGTCCGACAGGACATATTGGGCTATCCGTTGGGACAACATCAGCGTAAGCCGTTCGTTCAAGGGCGACAAAGAAGTTTACACAGGTTTCACCTTCTAGTTTAAATTATGCAGACCCTCTACGTCCCCAAATACAAACTCACCTACAGGGTAAACCCGCAGAACCCCTGCGAATTGCAGTGGTCTAAAAAGCCGTTCGGTCCTATGACCGCTTGGCAACACGCTTATACTTTCAGTAAGCCCATCCGTGCATTGGACACGGATGACCAAACAGGGCAGGGTGTGGTTGTGTTGAATGACAGTTCCACATATGTTGGTTCGGGTGTTCGTGTATGGGGAAAGAAGTTCTACACTGCGGGTTCCCGCATCTATAGCCTCTACTCCATCGGAGAAAGTAAGATGACAAACAAGTTAAGAATCAAGGTTCACGAAAAGTGGGATGCTAGTGCCGACAAGCACACCCGCAATGAGTATCGCACCGAAATGCAACGCATTGTGAACCCGCTTTCCAAGGGATTCTTCCACGACACCGATTGGAGTGCCGTTTGGAAAATTCGTGATGCTCTCAAGGATGCTTTCCCGCAGGTCAAGTTTGAACTCGGTGCCAATGACGGTGGGTACAATGGTAACACCAAGGTTTACAACTTGGTTGCCACTACTCCCGAAGGGTTTGAACTCAATGGCAGAATCAAGTGTTTCGCTGCGGGCACAACCGATGCACCCTTTGACCGCTATGATATAACGGTAGAAATTTACTAGGAGATTGAACTATGTCCAAAATGACAATCACAGTCCACGAATCCAAGATGACCGCAGCTATGGCAAGAGCCATCTTGAATGGTTCCGCAGAAGGGGACAAGGAAGATGCCCGCAGGAACTTGAACCGCCTTTATTCGGAATGGGTCGTTAAGTTCAAGACAAAAGACGGTAGCCCCTACACGATGAAAATTGTAGGTGCCGAAGACGAAGACCAAGCGTGGAAAATGGCGTTGAAAAATGCCGACAAGAATGGCGGGGGCGACTTGATTGACAAGACCGCTCCGCTCAACATTGACTACATCCAAAAGTGGGAATCAAAGGTTCGTGAAGCCAATGCTATTCCCGACAAGACCCTTCACACCGTCTTGGCTAACCTCAAGTGTCTCGGCAAACCGGGCAAAGCGGTGCAGAACTACCCCATCAAACGCAGGGGCGAAATCTTTGCCGAAATGGAAAAGCGTGGATGGCTTGAGCCGAACTCTATGAACCTTACAGACAAGGGAAATGAAGAAGCAAAGAAGTGGATTTCCCTCTGTCAAGAATCCAAGCAGTCCGAACGCTTGTCCGACTACTCTATGGAAGACATCGTGGACGAAATCGTCAAGGAAGTCAAACGAAAGATTGATAATGGCGACACAGGTACGGAAGCTTACGATATGGGTATTGAGGTGGGCGGTGCCATCAAGTCTTGGATTCCGAATATCGTTACGAACATTGCCGAAGATGTTATGGAAAAACTTGACATTTTCGGAACAGATTACGATAGTTTCTATGCAGCCATTGACAAGGCTACTACAGAAGCCCAAGTATAAAAAGAACCCTTAACCCAAATGAGCCAAAACCTTGAATATAGACGAATATCCGAAGCCCCTAATCATTGACGGACTAGCCCCGCTCCACCGCAAGAGACATACGGCAGGAACGAAGGAAAAGTGCATTGTGTGCGGTCGCAAGACCTACCGCTACATCGGTGGCAAACCTGTGTGTAGCTATTGTTCGGGAACCGAGCAGGCACAGAGATTGGGTCCTAATTGGAGCAGTAGAATTATCCGCAAGGAGGAACAAGAATATGCCTCTCACAATTAAAGTTCACGAAAGACTTAATGATGATGGTCGGATGGTTGATGGTGAAGAATACGGAAAGTATTATTTTTCCGCATACCTGTATGGAACCAAAAACGGGCAACCCCATATGGCTACACAGGTTTTAACCGACTATTGGGCAGATACCCTTGAAGAAATACAACCTTTTCTTGAATCCGAAAAAAATAAGTTATGCAAAGAATATGGCTTTGAACCAACTTCACAACTTATAGCCGATTGGCATTTCGGGAAATTTCACTCCCCATCAACTACCCCCGAAGACTCTTACTATGATAAATCGGGTAAAATCACCGTCTAAATGGAAAAGATTATCCGTTCGCTTCATCAAGGACTAGACCGATGCCACAATCTTTAGACGATATGGAATATCTCAAGGGTAAGCACGCCCAAAATGTGATTACCAACATAGCCGACCTACACACATATGTCGCCTTGAAGCACTCTATCTCCATCATCGGTCTCAATGCAGAAGTCTATCTGCCTGTGGAGTCCAATGGAACTCCCGACTACCCGATTGAGGACAGGGGCGACCGCTCCATCTATAGCGGGATGCCCTTTGAAGGTGACTACAACGAAGAAGACCGCACAGGCTCCGTCTATAATGACAAAGACCACGAATACAGGTATAACAAGGAACCCGACTTCATCGCCCGCATCGCCTTCCTTGACCCGCAGGAACAGCCTGTCATCCGAGGAACCGAAATGTTCGTGGATGAAGAAAACTTGGCTTACACCTTGAAGAACACCAATGGTCACAGGAACTATTGTCCGGGCGATATTGTCTTACATTCCAAGTTGCTCGTCCACTACGGTGCCGAGGACTTGTCCTATTTCGTGAAAAACATTAGAACCCTACGAAACCCGAATGCCAAAAAGGAGAGCGAAGAAGCCCTCATTTACTTGGACTTGGTGTTGCACGTCTAGGGTCAAATTGTTATTTTAGAATCTGTATAATCAGTAAGGAACACAACTATGATTACGAAATCCTTTTACTCTGTCGGGAACCGTGATGGTCGCAATTATGCCCCGATGAAAACACAGGAATCCTTCCCCTCCCGTGCAGCGTTCCTCTCTTACAAGACAGGTTACAATGAAGCCCTTGATGGCATCTATGAAACCGACAATCCGCAGTTTGACGCAGAAATCAATGACCTCAAAGCCAAGAGCGATATGCCCGCTCTTGTGACCGCATTGAATGACCTCACCGATGAACAGCAGGACCTTCTTGAAATGGGCTTCGGTGATGGCAAGTATGCTCAAGAAATGGAAACCGAAGAAAAGGAAATCAAGGCGAAGGACTTGCACCCGACTCAAAACGAAATTGATGTGGGCAAGTCGCTCTCCTACCAAATCAGCGGTAAGAACCCCGAACAGGTGAAGCAGATTCTTGATGGCGGTCCCGTCACCATCAATCTCCCGCTTGTGGTCTATGACTACAATGGCACATACTACATCGTGGATGGACACCACCGTTGGTCACAGGTGTTCCTGTTGAATCCGAACTGCCAAATCAAGAGCATCGTGTTCAAGAACTCTGCGGGCGACCACTCGCAGGACCCCGCAGATATGCTCCGAGACTTCCAAGGTGCCATTGCGGTCGCCAACGATGGCGAAGTGCCATCTAGCAAGGTTGAAGGCGGTATGAACATCTTTGATTGGTCCTCCGACAAACTCCGCAAATACTTGGATGACAACATCCAAGACGGTATGGTTGGAGCCTATCAAGATTTCTACAATTCGGAAATTGACAAGGGCGACATTGAAAATGCCATCATTAGCAATGCGGGTCTTATGCTTAAATCTAACAAGCCCATCAAGAATGCTCCGAGCAGAAGTGTGATGCCTCAAACCGACACAGGCAACAACGCAGGCTTGAAGACCGCTATGAAGGGTATGACCGACATTTAAGGAGAACAGCAGATGAAAAAGTGTTCTATGCAGAAGAAGATTGAATCTCTCAAGAAGAACGAAGATTCCGCTCGCCCCTATATGAACAGGCTCTATTGCCTCGTTGAACAGGGCTACACTGACTGGGCAACCATCGGTGAATACCTCGCAAGGGGTCTGTCCGAAGATATGGTTGAAAAAGCCTATGGGTGGATGAAGCAAGACGAACTTATCCCGACCGATGATGCTCTTGAAACAGACGGCTTGGAATGGGATGACGATGGGGAACTTGTTTCCATTGAAAACGACGAGTCCAAGAAAAAGGAAGCATTTAATTCCTACAATGACATTGAAGATTTCGTCAAGGAACACGTCTCCTATCGTGCCCTTGCGGATGACATTACACAGATGGGTATAGCAGCCAAGAGCCTCGCCAAGCAATATAATCTTAACGACACCCGTGGTCCTGCTCGTATCAAGTTGCGTAATAAAATCCGTGACGAGATAGAAAAGAATGAAAACTTTGAACAGGCGAAATCCCATATTCTACAAATAGTTGATGCTATCGTGGATGAAGATGGCAAACTCGGTTCCGGTAAGTAAGGTTCACAATGCCTAACAACGGATATTTCCTCCATAAGAAGTCGCTCCTTGACAGGTTCAAGGACGACTATTCTTCGCACACGGGCTACATTCAGTCCGCTCGTGCGGAGCACACTTGGAACAATCCGCTAACCCGCAGAAAGCGAACAAAGGAACTCAACGGATGGATTAAGTCTTTTGCGGGTAAACGCCACATCCGCAAGTTGTCAAGGTTCAATGCGGTAAATGCGGGCAGGGATGAATCCTTGCAGGTAGTCCACCCCGAAGTGGAGTTTGATTGCCTCCGCTATGCAGGCATCTTGGAACTCCCGAATGGAGTCTGCGTGGATGTTTACCCGACAATCCGTTGCCCCCGCAGGTGTGCCTTTGTGTTCCGAGTGATGGGCTTCGGTGAGGTGGACAAAGACCTGCATAAGAATGCGGGGAACCTCAAGTATGCCATCCACGGGTATTACCCTGTGTATGGTCTTGAACGCCAACCGTCCGAAGAATTTGACATCTTCTGCGATGACATCAGCGAACTCCAAAAGTGGTCTAACAACAATGGATGGGGAATGGGTGTTGGTCCTTCCGCATCCTCTATGGAGTTGGCTAGAGAAGTCGCCAAAAGCAGAGAGACTTTGAGTGAAAGCACCGATGAAAAATTGGGCTATGAAAAAGGACATAAGAACAGCAGGGGTGAGGATGCACCTTGGGTGATTCGCTCCCACAAGGACAACAGAATCCTTGCTTCGTTCGCAAAGAAAAAGGATGCAGAGGAACATATGCAGAGAATGAAACAGTATAGCAAGGATGAATCCAAGAAGTCCGAAAGTTATACCCCGAAGAAGGGTGACTACATCCGCTACTACGCAGACGGCAGGGATTGGCTCTCCAAGATTTTGGATGTGAATGCCGACGGCACTATAAACATCTTTATAGACGATGGTATGTGGAGGAGCGATAGTGTCATAAAAAATGTCCCCCTTGATAAATGCCACGACTATGGTCTGTCCCTTTATCATATCGGATATATGGATGTGTACAGCGGTTCTTGGTTGAAGCACGGTGAATATGCCAATACCGACAAGGAAAAAGACGACATCGTAGATTCGCTTATGAAAAGCGAAACCGTGGATAACGACTCCATAGTTGTTTCCAAGTTGGGCAATGATGGCGAATACCACAAGATTGGCACCCCCAAGAAGTCCGAAGCAAGCAACTTGGAAGGTTACACCTCCGATGTGATTTCCGAACTTGATACGGTTTGGGGTTGCGGTGAAAACGGTGCCACCCGCATCGCCAAGAAGTATGCCGATGTAATTCAGCAGAACTATGTGGATGGGGACTTGCTCGCATCCGAAACCGCAAAGTTCATCGCAGGGCAGGAACACTTGACCGAATCCCGCAAGAAGTCGGAATCCAAGAAATCCGAAGTCCACTTGGAACTCATTGAGACCATCATTGTTCCGAAGTGGCTGTGGGAAGCCCACGTTTTCGGCAAGGAATATGGCGAAGACCTTGACGAACACGAACAGGAAATCCTTGCCAAGTTTGAAGAAGAATACGGCAGCAAGTACACCCTTGATGACAAGGATGAAGAAGCCGATTTCCATAGCAGGAATGACTTTGACTCTTATGGCGGTCCCTGCTACGAAATTGATGTCTACGAGGAATCCTAGAACATTTTATTTGCATAGTAAGCACCTCGCCCGCAAGGGCGGGGTGTCTTTCTTATTGACACGCAACAGATAATTTGTTAGATTAAGGGTATGAGCGAAGAAAATACACAAGTAGCCCTTCCAAAGAAGGAACTAGCAGACCTCAAGGCAGCAATGAGCCTGCAAGTGCTGAATATCTCCAAGCACTCCATAGAGGCTATGGGAAAACTTCTGCACAGGATGGACAGCATTGACGAGGCAATCGCCCACCAGACCAACTTGGATGATGCGTCCCTGCGAGAATTGATGGATATGTCCCGACAGGTGAACGAATCCACAAGGCTCCGCTTGGACATCCTGCGGTCTGTCAATGGCTATGCTACCGACACCTCCAATGTGGAAGTGGACAAGTCCGATGAAAAGGTAGATACTACGGTATTCTCCGAGGACGATGCCGAAAGAATCAAGGCAGAGATTTTCAGCAGGAGCGGTGGTGCCCCTGTTGAAGTGCAGGATGCCGAGATTGTAAAATAAGATTTCTGTAAGAAATTATTTTAAGAATACCTATTGACAATCAATAGGTATTTTGTTATATTATGGGTGTACAAGAGAAACAACCACCATCACCGAGGTACACTATGGCACAGCACAGAATCGTCACCGAAGAAGAAGTCTTGAAGGACTTGGAACACTACCGCAATGACATCGCCCGTATGGACGAAAATATGATGGAGTGCAAGTATGACTTGGACGACTGCTTCGTGAGTTATGCCTTGCAGAAGACCCAAGTAGAGGTCTGCAACTTGCAGTTGGAAATCCTCCGCAATGGCGGTGTGTGGCAGTTCGTGGGCTATACCGACTTGGAAGGCAACCCGCTCAAGGCTTTCACTTTCCAAAACAAGTTCGGTGGTTACTCCACCTGCTACAAGAATGAAGCTACGGGCACCACCATCTTCACTTCTGCCGTGACCACCAAGGGTCTCTTGAAGAAGGGCATCAAGAGGGTGGACTATGTGGCACCCGCTTGGGCAAAGACCTGTGGCGGTAGCGTCCTCGGTCAATGCTATGCCCGCATCTATGAAGCGGAATACAACCGCTGCACAGGCGAGGAACAACCACGACAGGTCATAGGCGACCACGTGGATGCAGCCTAGCGACTACGAGCCTTCAAAAACTTACGAGCCTACGAGGTCTCTCGTAGGCTTTTCATAATCAATCCATCATAAAAAGGTAAATTCTATGGCGACAGAAAATCTTGAAAAATGTATCACAAAACTTGCCTACAGCGGATGTCCTTGGAAACCCGCAAATCTTGCGGATGTGAAAGTCCACACAATATATTGTGGTGACTCCGAAATTGATTCCGAAGATATGGGGTTCCACCCGAACGGATGTTGCGGGTGCTTGACCCTCTGTGACGAGGAAATCTGCGGAATCCGATGCGACCACCTTATGTGGATGGTCGGGGACCACGAATACTTCGGGGATGGCAAAGATGGTGTCCTGCTCCTCGGAAACCACAAGGGCACCCTGTTCCTCAAGTATCTCTACGAGGAAGTAGCCGAATAGCCAATATGGAGCCTAGTTGCTATATTACCCATACGCGTGATTCGTGGGTGCTGCCATCTATTGCATCAGTCCTAGCAATGGGTGGCAGACACCCGCACCTTGAGTTTTATAGGACTGCCCCAAATGACCGAACCAACAACCACAAAGCCTGTTTTAAGAAAAATTTACAACCCTGCCGATGAATGGACATCCGTTATTGAATCAATGGAAGCGTTCCTTGAAGACGCAGTGGAACCGCACAAACTCTTTGAGTATAGCGAAGATGGAATAACCTACATACCCTTCACCAATAAGCAGTGGATTCAACTTACAGGGAAGGAAACTCCCCCGCACACAGGGCTACGCTGGCTCAAGCAGGGACAGATTTTTATGGACAAGAAGGGTTACATCCACCAAAGCCTCATAAAGTGCTTCAGTGCCCTTACAGGTCGCATTGTGTGGGCTATGGTAAGAAACACCCTCCTCTGTAGCAAGTTAGCCAACATCCCTGTCCACGCAGGTGCCGTGAACAATACAATCCATTACTACCTGCGAAAGTTCACCGACTGCCCTTTGGAAATGCTAGACCACGCAACGGATGTCCTGTCCTTCGTAGCCAAAATCCACATTGATATGTTCTCCGATTGCACCCTTGAAGAAGTCAAGAATGTCAATAAGAAGGACAGAATCGGACAGGGTGCCACCGACTACACAGCCCGTGAGACCCTTCGCCAAATGCTCATAAAGCGGGGAATCGGCAGACTCCCGACAAGGCAGCAACAGGAAAAACTTATAGATTCCGTCTTGAGCCTCCAACAGTTTGCCCATCTAAAGAAGGAAACCAAGCAGAGCATCATTAAATGGCTTTGGTCACGAAATCTCCTGCAATCAAGCCATATCTCAAAAGCCGACCGAGTGTCCGAAATTATGTGGAAACAGGCAAATAAGGTCGCTTTGACACCCGCAGAGCGGAAATTCAAATGTAAATACAAAGAGTTATTCAAGTGACTCTAAAACCCCGAAAATCGGGGTTTTTTAATACCCGAAAAACGTTACCTTTTTCTTTTCGTATATATAAGAGCCTCCCTATGCGTTAGGAAAAAGGTAACGCTGGAAAACTCGTACTCTCGCACTCTCGTTTTGGGCACACTAGGGGTCGCTTCGCTCCCCCTGTGTGCCTAACCACACCCTAGCGGGTGTGGTTGAATAGAAGGGATAAACTTACGAGCTATTAGGGTTGAGTAGTTCCTCGGTTCCTAAAGCGTGAACAGGTTTGTGAGCGAAGCGAACAAAGCCTGCGAATGCTTTGGAATACGAACGGGTCCCGGGTGGGCAAAAATTAGGGGGTATTTTTGAGTTATAGGACGAACCAAAAGGAACTAAAAAATGTGCATCGCACCGAAAATCAAAAAGGTAATGCCTATCTAATAGATTATTTGTTATATTTCCATCTATAGGACAGCCACGCAGATTGCCCATCTACTCGGATGGCAAGGAAAGTATGTATGGCTGAAAATGGACTGTCGGGATTAAGCACAACGGACTTGTACAAGGCAGCTGCGATGGCAGAGGGCTATGAGTCGGTTCCCGTGGACATAGATACCTTTTTGAATGACCCCTACTACCTTGGGCAGATTTATGGCAATGGGCAGGTCTATCCCTATTGGATGGATGCCCTGCATAAAGTGTTCCCGAACCCGCTCTACTCGCCCTATGAGGAAGTCTGCGTTACAGGGTGTATCGGTGCGGGTAAGACCTCTTTTGCCCTTATGGGTGCGATGTATGACCTGTACCACGTAACCCTTCTAAAAGACCCGCATCGCAAGTACAAGTTGCTTTCTACTACCTCCATCATCTTTTCGCTTGTGACCGCAACTATGGACTTGGCATCCGCTGTTATGGCAAACCAATTCCTAGATGCTATGGGTGCTTCTCCCTACTTCTGTTCCAAGTTCAACCCGAAGAAGGGCGAGCGACTTGATGAAGATATGTTTCCCCACCACGTCGGCATCGGCTACGGTTCTCGTGGCGGTCACAACTTGGGTAAGGCAGTTATCGGGGCAATCATAGATGAAGCCAACTTCCAAGACAAGGTGGCAGACCAAGCGGTGAAGAACTACGACACCATCACCCGCCGTATGAAGTCCCGCTTTATGCTCAAGGGTGGCACCCTCCCCTGTCGCAGATGGCTCATTTCCTCCCGAAACGATAGTTCGTCCTTCTTGGAAAGTCATATTGATGCGGTGAGGAATGACCCTCACGTGATTATCTTTGAACCCGCCATTTGGGATGTGCAATCCTACAAGGGCATCTATAGCGGTAAGACATTCCCTGTGTTCATTGGCTCCGATGTGGAGCAGCCGAAGGTCATCACCTCCGAGAAGGAAATGGATGACTATATGGGCAGGACGATACAGGTTCCTGTGGAGTACAGGACGGAATTTGAAACCAACCTGCCCGGTGCCTTGCAGGACTTGGCGGGTGTGGCGACCCGAAACGGCGTTAACCTCATTTACAATGTGGAAGCCCTTGACAGGTCAATGTGCCTTGAGAACTGTATGACTACGGACGAGTTGCACTTGACCTTGAACGAAAACGACCAAATCAGCGACTTCTATAGGGGTAATCTCCCGAAGGGCAAATACTATGTCCACTTGGATGGCGGTTTGCGTAGTGACCGATTCGGGTTCGCAATGAGCAGGGTGACGGAGAACATTAGGGTGGATTCTACCTCTGCGATAGATGGCAGTCCTGTGAGCAAGATTAGCCCTGCGGTAGAGACCCCGCTTGTGTTCGGTATCAAGGCTCTGCCCGGAAGCGAAGTCCCGTTTTGGAAGGTTCGTGTGTTCTTGAACTACTTGAGGAGCCAAGGCGTAAGCATCGCACAGATTACCTGTGACGGCTACCAAAGTGCCGATATGATGCAGTTGCTTGCCAAGATGGGCTTTAATGTGAAATATGCCTCTGTGGATAAGACCAAGGACCCTTACTTGAAGTTGAGCAACAATATCTTGCTCGGCTTGATAAAGATGCCGAGGTCGCAGATTTTGAGGACGGAACTCATTAACCTACAGAACCTCCCGAAGAAGATTGACCACCCTGCCGTTATTGTCGTGGATGGCAAGCAGCAGGCGGGCGGTAAGGATATTGCCGACTCTGTGGCATCTAGTTCCTATGAAGCCATCGGTGCTTCTATGACCCTTGGGGCATCCTCCCTGCTTGAGTTGCAGAAGTCCAAGCCGACTTCTATGACGATGCACCAACGGCAGGAATATGTGATGGAAAACTTCCTCAAGATGAAAAGATATTAGGCATCTTGCTATATTATGAGTATAGAGTTATTTTTTTGTAGAGGTTTTTTGGATTTTGTGTAGAATTGTACTATATTTGTTATAGCAATCCGTTAGAGTTAAATTCGGTTAGGATATGAGCGATGGAAGCAATCAGCCTAATACAGAGGGTTTAAGTATGATGGTTTGCTATAAGAATAATCTACGATTCAAATAGTGGATTTTCTTGCATAGATATATGTTCTTTTGTAGGCTAATCCATATAAATGTTCAACAATTCTTATATAGGTTAGACATTTGAAGATAATCAAAGTAAATCCCGAATTGTCCCCGAAGGAACAACTAGCCTGCGGGTTGAACAATTCTATTTTTTTGGCAGGTCCGTGCCCCCGCACCGACTATAAGAACGATTGGCGGTACAAGGCTTTTGAAATCCTTGAAAGACTCGGCTTTGACGGCAATGTGATTACCCCGACCAATGACAGGTTCCAAGAACTGCGTGACAAGTATGGCAAGGAATCCCTGCGGGTGCAGACCGAGTGGGAAACCATCGCAATGAACAAGGCATCCGCTATTGTCTTTTGGGTGGACAGACACATTGACAAGGGATTTCCCGCTTTTACCACCAACATTGAGTTCGGTGATTGGTATAACAAGCAGGGCGTGTTCTGCGGATTCCCCGATGATGCCGAAAAGAACGATTATCTCAAAGTCCGACTTGAGCAGGAGAAAATCCCTTATTGGACAGACCTTGAAGAAATGCTCACCGCTGTCGTGAACCGCTTGAACAGGGCATCCACGAAGTTCTTTATTTCCGATACCCACTTCTCGCAGCAGAGAACTCTTGAACTCTCCCGCAGACCGTTTGTGAACACCGACTTTATGGACTTGACGATGATTTCTAATTGGAACAAGTCCGTCACGATGAACGATGACGTTTACCACGCAGGCGACTTCGGGGACATCAATACGATGCGGGACATCGTGTCCTGCCTCAACTTCAAGACCCTGTATTTTGTCCTCGGTAACTATGACCGAGAAATTATGTCCGAAGTGGAGCGGGAACTTTCCTACTTGGGCAGGGACATAGTGCTTTCTTCTGCGGAACAGTTCAAGCAGAACGGTAAGACTTACTATGTGATTCACGAACCCGATGAAGGTTCTATGGTTCCCGAATACCCCGATAGTGTGGTGCTGTTCGGGCATATCCACGGCAGGGCTTTCGCCAAGAAGAATGGCTTTGACCTCGCTGCGGATTACCACAACTTCACTCCGATTTCTATGGAGCAGGTTGAGTGGTTCGCTAATGCCATTCAGTATTGGGACCACAATGTGTTCTGTGAGAAGGCATCTGTCTATGGTTTGTGATTTGGATATGGAACTTTGGAAGTTCCGAGATATCTACTTTGACGAGGGACCGCACGTCTATACGGATTCCCTCGGAACAAAGTACACCTCCGTTACTACCTTTGTCAAGCATTGCGGTGAAGACATTGAACTTGAAAAGTATGCCGGTAGTTTTTCTGCACAGAGCGGGATTCCGAAGGACACTTTGTTCGCCATCTTTGATGGAAGTTTGAAGGAAGTTTCCTATTCGGTAATCTGTGATATGATTACCTGTAACAAGGATAAAATTTCCAAGGACTTGATAAAGGCTTTGGTCGCCCGTGACAAGTACAAGTTCTGCGAGGACTTGAAGTGGAAGGAAATTGCGGAGCGGTATGCCTTCAAGCACAATATGAAGGTAGAAGATGTGCAGGCGATGTGGGACAAAAACAAAAACGAGGCTGCTGCGATGGGCACGCAGGTTCACGCATATATGGAGAACCTGTGGAAGCGAAAGCACTACCAACCTGTAGAACCTGTTGGTGACTATGAACTTGTGCGGAAAAGCGGGTTGGAAGCCTACAATCACCTGTGCCGTAGGTTTGTACCTATCCGCAACGAATTTATTGTGTACAATCCCGAATGGGCACTCTGCGGAACCATTGACTATCTCTGTTGGGACAGGGGCGAGGATTGCATTGCCATTCTTGACTGGAAGACCAATAAGAAGATTGACAGGGAGAATCCGTTCCAAAAGTGCATCGGTCCCCTTGAGGGCTTGCCCGATTGTAACTACATCCATTACTCGGCACAGTTGAGTACATACAAGTTGCTCATAGAGCGTATGACAAACTTGCGGGTTGAAGAACTCGCCTTGGTTCACTTGAAGCGTGACGGATGGGAGTACATCCCCTGTATGGATTTGAGTGTGGAAATCGGGGCATATTTAGGTAATAGAAATGTAGGAGAAAAGTAAGATGGCTAGAGTCTCGGACGAGCAGATGAAGGAAATTATGCAGACAGCTGCTGAAATGGCAGGTGTGCAGGATGTGGGTGAACTTTCGGATGGGTTCCACACCTTCAATAGTCTTTACAGGCAGCGGTGTGTCCTGTTTGCCACCCTTGTGAACTTGTTCCCCGATTTGTCGTGGAAGTCCCATAGGCACGAAGATGGGGAACTCTGCTTTGGAGGCGGGTGGTTCGTGGTCTGCATTGACACTCCCGATGGTCCCTACTCCTATCATTACGAGGACAAGGACTGGGATTTGTTCAAGTGCCCCGAACTTGAGCGGGCGAAGCCCTTTGATGGGCACACCGACAAGGATGTTGGCAGGCTCCTGTCGCTTGCAGAATAAATTAGACCCCTTTTTCGGGAATCCTTAAATTGCCAAAATCATTGTGATTTAGTTATATTTTTATAAAAATGGCGAGGATTTTCTTTTGAATATATTTGGACAGTTTCAGCAGCGGTTTTTAAGCACTTTTACGGACTATACGACTTTCCGAGACATCGGCAGGCGTATGACTTCCGTTGAAGAACTGATTGCATCAAACGAGCACGACCGTCAAGTTATCCGTCAAATCTCCGCTAATGGTGCGACCGAGATTAGCTTGCTCACACAACTCTATGAGCAGTTTATCCGCTATCGTGAAGATGTCAATAAGTACGAGCCGTTGAAGTCCAACTATCTTGTGATGGCGATGATTGAAACCTTGTCCTATGACATCCTTGCCGTTGACCCCCGCACTAACCTTACTTTTGACATTACGATTGATGACCGCTACAATAAGTCCAATGCTGCGAACAAGGTGGTGAGGGACTTTAGGCGGGCTACACAGTTGGACAAGTATATCTCCAAGATTCTGTTTGATGCCATCTTCTACGGTCAATACTTTGTGGAGTATATCCGAGATAAACAGGGGCACATTGTCGGTTTGAAGGACACCTTCCAACCGGGGTCTGTGTTCACTATTACCTTGGAAGGTCTCAATGCGACCCCGATGTATTACAAGTTGTCTGTGGATAAAGTGAACAAGATTGACTTGTTAGACAATAAGGAAATCCTGTGTCTTGATATGCAGTCCGACCGCTACCGCTATTCCTTGTCCGCAATGAATGTGTCCTTGCAGACTAGGGATGCTACGATTGCACAGAATGGTAGTTTGGGTCGCCCCTTCTGTTTTGAGATTTATGACAAATTGACTGCCCTTGAAATGCTTGAGCAGTTGGATTTGGCTTCCATCAATGCTTCTCTCCAACGCAATTCGCTTGTCTCTGTTACGGCTCCCGATGGCTTGGATTTGGAACAGTTGAAGGAATTTACCGCTTGGTACGAAAAGGCTATCAATAACACAGGTGGCGATACCGTCACGGGTTACAACATTGATACTATCCGAATGTATGCTGCCGAGGCTACTAAACTGCGTGTTATCCCGCAGCAGAGTCAAAGAGGTGCCATCGCTGCTTCGCTCGGTGCCACCGAGAATGCTAGTGTGGAAGGTTTGCCCGACCGCATCAACAATATGCGTAACTTGATTCTTGACATCAAGTCTATTCCTGCCGAGTTTGTGTTTACAGGTCGTGACGAAACCAAGGTGGGCGGTGCCCTCCGTAGGTATGCTCGTTACGCTCGCAAGGTCAAGGCGGGACAGGCATCTTTGCAGGCATTCCTTGAGAAGATGATTACCGACCTTTTGGCTTCTTATGGCTACGATGTCGTTGGCAATGTCGTTATTAACCAGTATTGTGCTATTAACACCTCCGAACTTGACAGACTTGAATACGCAGATGCCTCGGCAACTGTGATAGGCAATGTCTTTAATATGCTTGATGCTATTGTCAAGAACGAAACGATTGCTCCGTATGTCAATATCAAGGCATACATCGCTTACATTGAATCGCTTCTTGATGGTCTTGCAGGTGCCTCGCAGATTATCAATGTGGATGTGAACAACTCCGATGCGAAATCTAGGAGCGGTAGGGATGCTCCGATTAAACAACCGAAGCAAACCGATTAGTAATGCCCAAGAAAGACTATGTGTATATTCACGGCAAGCCTATGCACTCCAAGAAGTTTGCAGAGGCTTTCGCCTTTAATAAGGGAACCTCTCAATACATAAAGGCTCGCAGGGAAGCCCGTGAGCGGGCTAGGCAAATCCGAGAGAAGAACGGACCCTGTTCAATGGAATGGGTGCAATCCGCTCTTTTCTTGTATGTCTGCAAGCAGCAGGGTCTTGACAAGGATTTGAAGCGGGCTATTTGGGCATATACTTCGGCACTTGTGGTCAAGTTGGAAGAATTTGTGACGAATGCCGAGAAGATTGCCGAGCGTGAGAACATTGCCGATTCCTTCCATTGGGTCGCCTTGCAACTGCGGTCTGCCATTCGCAACCACACCAAACTCTTGGATATGTTCAAGGACGAGGAAATCATAGTGCCCCCTGTGACCAAGGAAGGCAGGGTGGTCTGTGGCAAAGTCCATAAGCCTACGGATGCGGATAGTAGCGAATCTATGACCTATATGCTTCGAGATTTTAGGCAGAAAAACCCCGATGCCGAATACCTTACCCCTAAAAAAGACGAAAAATAACAGATAATCTATTGCATTTCTTGTGATATTTTATTATATTCACCTGTGGACAGCCACAATAGACTGTTTCCCATAGACAAGGTGGGAACAAAGGAATTGGTGGCTATGTCAAGAAATGTGCCCAAAAGACGGTGGCTTGATACCGAAATCCTAGAAGTGAAGAAGGGTAATGTTCCCGAAGGTAGAACTTATTTGCAGGCTGCATCGTACGCACACAAGCATAATATCCCTTGGAAGGAACTTCGCAAGAACACCTGTAATTGGTGGTGGACAGAAGCAGAAGACGCTATTCTGTTAGACGGCAAGATAGTTCCTAACCGCTCTTGGGAATCCATCCGACAGCATAAGGAAAAGTTGGGAATCCCCCGTGAAGCGAAGCCTCGTTTCTCCGATTTCTGTGCTTTCAACGAAAAGCGGAAAAATAACAAGATTACAATAATTCCTCGTGGTAAGCCGAATGCCCAAGAACTTGCAGAACCCGCAGAAGACTCCGTTTGAGATTATTCGTGAGTTGCTTAATGATGACGAAACTTACGATGAAAATGTAAGTCGTATTCAAGGGTTGCTTAAAGAAGGTAAGATGGACTTGCACTTGGTAGCCGAGTTGTGTGTGGAGGCTGCTGCTATGCCGATTCTTGCGGGGCATAACGCAGAGTTGGAAGAAAAGGTTAAGCATCTTACTACTCTGTTGGATATGGCTGAAAAAGATATTCAAGCCTATTCCGAAGATAAAAAGGCGATGGCGATTGCATCGCAGGATGGAATGACTATAGAGCAGGAAAAAGAACAGGGCGAGAGAGTCCTGCGGATGTTTGTTCCGAAGGGTGCTGTCGTAAATTGATAGTATGTTGCTATATCATAGGTAAGAGGTATTAAAAATGGCTAGAAAATTTGTTATTGACATTGAAACTACTCCACGCCCCGGCATTATGGACACCTTCTACCCGATTTGGGCTGCTACCAAATATCCAGGCAAGGAAGGACAGGAGTTGGAAGATATGGCAGCACTACACGCTGAATTTGGAATGGTGTGTGCGGTTGCTTACACAGGTGCTTATGGTTCCGACTACCCGAAGATTTTTACGGTAGGTAGTGTGGAAGCCGAAGCCGAAATGCTTGAGTCGCTTGAATCTTTCCTTGATAGCGATAATGTGATTCTTGTCGGTCACAACATTAAGGGTTTTGATATTCCCTTCTTGGCGAAGCGATTTATGGCACATCGGATGCAAGTGCCGAAGGCATTGAATGTTGGCGGGTTGAAGCCTTGGGAAATCAAGCACGAAGACACGATGGAACTTATGCGTTTTGGTGGCGGTGCTTCTATGTCCCTCCGCTCTGCCTGCTTGATGCTCAACATTGACGACCCGAAGGATTCTACCTGTGGTTCCGAAGTTCCTTCTCTTTTCCGAGCAGGCAGAGTAGAAGAAATCGGTAAGTATTGTGCAGGTGATGTGATTGCCGAGCGTGAAGTTTATAATCGTATTGAGGAGGCATTGCGATAATGGCTCATAAGATTTATGTTGGTGTGGACAACGGAACTACGGGAACCATCGCCTGTGTAGGCGAATGCCCCGCTAAAATTATAGAAACCCCGATTGTCAAGGAACAGAGTTACACCAAGGCAAAGAAGATTATTTCCCGCATAGACCATCTTTCTCTCAAGCAGTGGCTCATTGACCTTATGGGTAGCGGTATTGCTCCAAGTGAAGTGGTCGCTGTGATTGAACGCCCGATGATTAACCCTATGCGATTCCAAGCCTCTGTGTCCGCTGCCCGCTCGCTTGAAGCGACCCTGTGCGTCATTGAAGACCTCGGCATCCCGCATATGTATGTGGATTCCCGACAGTGGCAGGGTGCTTTGTTGCCCAAGGGTGTGCAGGGTGCCCCCGAATTGAAGAAGGCATCTATGGATATTGGGCTTCGCTTGTTCCCCGACCAAGAAAATGTTATCCGCAAGCATAAAGATGCAGATGCCATCCTCATTGCAGAATGGGCAAGGAGAGAACAACTATGATTAACTTGGAACCACAGGACTTGAAGGCAATTCCTGTAGATATTGCAACCTTCATTACAGACCCGAATTATTTGGGTAGTGTGTTTTCGGACATTTACCCTTATTGGAAGGAAGTGTTACAGGATGTCTATGCAAATCCCCTGCGTTCCAAGTACACCGATGTGGTGCTTGCAGGTTGTCTAGGTGCAGGTAGAACAACCGCTGTGGTTGTAGGATTCCTGTATGACCTGTATATCCTCACTTTGGTAAAAGACCCGCATAGTAAGTGGTGTATGCTCCCGAAGACTTCGCTTAATTTGGCACTTGTCATTAAGGGCGACTATAGCCCTCTTATTGATATGGTTTTTGATGCCCTGTCGGTGTCCCCCTATTTCAAGTCTATCTTGCTTGGGGATGTTGCAACCTTGCAAGAAAATATGTTCCCGAATCACATAGGCATTGTGCTTGCTACCACAAAGCACTTCTATTTGGGAAGGGCGATTCTTGGGGCTATCTTTGAACTTGAGAATGACGAAGGTAGAGAAGTTAAATCCGATACCGATATGGAATCCTATTATGATTCTTGTCATCGCCGTATGGTGACGAGATTTATGGGTGACGAAGGGGTTGTTCCCTGCCATATGTGGGTGGTGACTTCTGCCCAAGGCTTGCTTACAAACTTCTTAAAAGACCGCATTGATTACTATAGGGACGACGACCGCATATTTGTTGCGGAGCCTTCTATTTGGGATGTGCAGGCATTTAAGGGCATCTACTGTGGTGACACCTTTGTTGTGTGCGTGGATGACGGCACAGGGGAGCCTAGAATTATCCAAGAGGAAGAAATTGGTGAAGCCCTGTTGCACGGCAGGATTCTGCGTGTTCCTGTGGAATACCTCTCGGACTTCAAGAAGGATGTCTATGCTTCTATTGTGGAGCTGGCGGGAATCCCTGTGGAAAAACCGAAGCCCAAGCGACCCGGTTTGGTATATCGTGAAGAAAACTTTGACTTGTCTGTATTTTTTAATAATCCTGTTGAAATCAGCAGGGCGACTTTGTATGGCATCGGTTTAATCTTTGCGTTTATTCTCGGTGTCATTTACGGAATGTATGGTGTATAACTCTAACAAAGGAAAGAAAAATGGCTACTAAAAAGGCTACCCCTAAAACCGAAAAGAAACCTGCCCCGAAGAAGGAAACCAAGGCTTCTCCGAAGAAGGAAGTGAAGAAGGTTATCTTGAAGAAACCCGAAGTGAAGGCTGCACCTAGCTATGTTATGCTTGAACACGACTTGCTCACGCAGAACTACACTATGGTTATTCACGAAACGCCGTTCAAGTTCAATGCTCCGCATCACTTCAAGGTCATTGTGGCACACCCCGATACCGATGGCGAACACAAGGGACAGAACCGAGTTGTCGGTATTGTGGATTTCCAAGAAGGACCGATTAAGGAAAACGGCGTGAACGGAGTTGCAAACGAAGATTTGCTCGGTATGGTTCTGTGCCGTCTTGAAAACTTCCAAAAATCCGAATACAAGTGCAGGGAAAATGCCTGTGCTATTACGAAGATTGAAGAAGCCCTTATGTGGTTGCGTAAAAGAACTAACTCCCGTGTGAAGCGTGGCGTAGAAGGAACATCCAAGGTTTAATGGAGGATTACTAAAATGGCTAAAAAGAAAGTTGTAAAGCAGATTCCGGTCAAGAGCACAGCAGAAGTTATTGTTGCCCTTGAAGTTGAATTTGACGAAGTCGCAGGCAGGGTGGAACGCCTCAATGCTGCTTTGAACTTGGGCGACACCTTCATTAAGAAGGTTGGTGAAGAACAATATGGTCTTCTTTGCGAACAGTTCAAGTTTATGCGTGAATATCGTGACATCCTCGCTGTACGCTTGTCCCTTCTTCGCCGTGCTAATGCCAAGGCGATTGAAGATGAAGTCAAGGCAAAGGCGGTTAAGGCTTAATGGCAGATTCTACGCAAGATACCCTTGCCCATCGTCAAATGGTTGTGGATTACGCTACGGACTTCTGCACTTCTTTGATGGAGGTTGTAGACAGTTATGGCGACACGACCATTTCCGATGCTGCCCTTGATTTCTGTAATGACATTATGGACAGGGCACATCACCACGACGAGTCCAAGTTGCACGACCCCGAAAAGGAACGCTTTGATTATGTTGGCACTCACCAACATCTGTCCAAGCACACTTACGGTTCCGATGAATACAAGAAGTCCCTTGACTATCTCGGTCCCGCTCTTGAGCATCACTATCAAGAAAACGACCATCACCCGCAACATTTCTCTAACGGCATTGACGGAATGAACTTGATGCAGTTTGTGGAAATGTGGTTGGATTGGCTCGCAGCCTGCAAGCGAAACAAGAACGGCAACATCTATCAGTCCTTGGAAGTGAACAAAGACCGCTTCAAGATTTCCGACCAACTTTACAATGTCTTGGTGAACCAAGCCGATATTGTGGAATCTTCCGCAAAGGGCGATGGCTCTACCAACTTGTTTGGATTCGTGGAAATGTGGTTGGACTGCGTGGCAGCAAATACCCGTGATAAATCCAAGAGCATCCATAGTCTCATTGAATCCGACATTGACCGCTCTTTGGTGTCCGACCAAATGTATAGCATCCTTATGAACTCTGCGGACACTCTTGAACCACAGGAATAAAAATGGCAAAAGAATCTATTTGTAATAAGTGCAACTCCAAGACCTACTGTGCCAATCGTGCCAACGGTATTACAGGTTGCATCAATTTCAATAAGTTCCCGAAACCCGCAGAAGACGAGGGTAAGCAGAAGTGAACGCTTACGCACATAAGTTGCTTACAAGGGCAGAGGGTATTTGGCACGCTCTAGGCTTGTCTCTTGAGGGTAAGGATGTCGTGGAACACGATGGCTATACCTCTATCTCTTTGAACTTCAATAAGATTACGCCCCCACAGGCAGAATTGCTCGTATCACAAATGGGCAAGGCTTTCCGTAGGGCTAATGTCTATTGGAAGGAAAACGAGCAGGGCAAGATTGTAGTTCGTGTGGAAATACCCCCGATGTCCACTTGAAAGCCTGTTCATATGGAACGCACTCGCCCGTAATTGAGTATATTTGGTAAGGGCAGGTTCGGTTTGTAGCCATTCCGACCTGTTTGCTTCCATAAGGGTGGAATAGTCACACATCGCTACTACGGTAGCAGGCTCATTGGTGTGTGGCGGGCGGTGCAGTTCCTCGGTTTGCTGCACCGCCTTTTTTTATCAAAAGGAATTTTATGTCTATTTCAATTATTAGTGTCACACAGAATCCCCTGCAACTTATAGGTAGGGCTGCGGGTATTTGTTGGGAGGCTCCCACAGAAGACCCGAATAAGAACATCGCCCGTGCCAAGTCCTGCATTGAGGCAGGGCACGGTCGTGTCTTGGAGTTCCCCGAAATTATGGTTGCGATAGATGGCGACTCCGCAAGGATGTTCCGAGAACTCTATACGCATATTGGCGGTGGACCTACCCGCCTGCAATCGTCCACCCGCTATGTGGACGAGAGGAATTTCAAGTATTACACACCCCCATCCTGTCAAAAAGAAGGGGTCAAGGAAGTGTATGACAAAGGGATGGCACAGATGGCACAGGTCTATGGGGAATTGATTGAACTCGGTGTTCCTCGTGAAGATGCTGCTAATCAACTTCCTCTCGGTATGGATTCTAGGGTGGTGTGGAAACTCAACCTGCGGACTCTCATTAACTTTATGAACAAGCGACTCTGTAACAGGGCACTCTTGGAAATCCGCAAGTTTGCATCGGAACTCCGTGAGGTGCTTATGAGTTTGGATGACGAGTGGAAATGGATTGGTGAAAACCTGTTTGTTCCTACCTGTGAGCAATACAAATACCTCAATCCGGAGATGGTATTTTGCCTTGAAAAACAGTGCTGTGGTCGCCACAAATCTGTTAAGGACTTTATCTAACAAGATACCTTATTTGCTATATTGAATTGTTCCCGAATTAAGGTTAGACCCGATACCTAGTATCGGGTTTTTTATTTATATTTATGGTATGCCAATCAAGCGTGATAGGGTTAATCGTGTAACAGGTCTAGTCTATCTACCGATAGACGGTTCTAGGCTATACAGGGGTCAGCACATAGAAGTGTCCGAAGTTACGGAAAATCCTATAAATTGCCTTATTCGTGATACACATATTATGGTCGAGCCTAAAAATGGAAATGCCATAGGTGATGCCGTGTTTGATGCACAGACCGTTGGTGACGAATGGGATTACACTGACCCCGAACACCCAGTCTTTTTTGGTAATGCTTGTGACGCTGGGGCTATGGATATGGAGCAGATACTGATAGCCGAGGACAAGGAGAATGATGAAACACGGATTAGGCTTATAAGCGCTAATGGAAAGCGTATCGTGATTAAGGGTCTTGATGAAAGTAAACCGCATATTACATTGAGGGATTGGATTGAAATTCACAATTATGGTAGGACTACGGGTAATGGTATGTCTAGCAATACTGCACATAATAGTGGTAGAAACACCTATAATGGGAACATAGACGAGATTGTGGCTGCCGTTCTTGAAGAATTGTTTAAGTATGGCACCGTCCGTATTGCTGACTTGAAGCAAGTCCCAGAGGATGCTACGATGCACACACCTAATATGGGCAATCAAGAGAAGTTGGCTGTGGATGACAAGGGCGGGGAAACTCGTAATGTCAGTATGGGTGCTATGCGTAACGAAATGGAACAGCCCGTGCTTCGTATGCAGGAAGGTGGGACTCATATCCTTCAATTTAAGCGAAATCGTAATCTTAATACTCCCGATAGAGATTGAATTTGAGTATATTTTTAGATTAGAAATGTAGGAGATATTTTATGCCCGAAGAAACTAATGAACAGACTAGACAGGCGGTAGATTATATTCTTTCGCTTATTGCGGACGATTCGGGTAATCGTTGGCTTATTTATTCAAAGGGGTTAGAGTCACAGATTACTTTAGCATTGGCTGGTGATGTTACTGGTTCAATAGTTACAGATATGTCTCACGGAGAAGGTGGGCATAGCGGAACTAACACCATCCAGGCTACGATTGCGGATGCCGCTGTGACTCCTAGTAAGATTGCAACTGGTGCTGTTATCACTGAAAAAATTAGTGATGGCAATGTTACTTTTGTTAAGATTGCTTCTAGTGCATACGATGGGTCTATTGCCGAAGGCACCGCTGATAAGCTCGCTACAAAGGTGCAAGTTAAAAATTATGTTGAGGGTGTTCTTAAAGGTAAGGGCGAGTATCTTGGAAGACAGACGGTTGCCACTATTAATTCTTGGCAGTTGGCTAACTTGAATAATGGCGACCACGTTATATGCGATGATGCTGGAACGGTTGTAATAGATAGCCATTCCCTTGCGGTTCGTGCTGGTGAAGATATTATTCTTTGGAAATATACAGACGGCGGGGTTGAACACGCATATTGGCAGTCGAGTGACGGCGAGTTCAAGTTGATTCAGTCAGCTATTGGCGACCCTACCGCTAGTGGTAATGCTATTGAGTTCATTGCAACATTTTCGCAGAACGAAAATGGCGAAGTGACGGTAACGAAGAAGATTATCTATACAGCCACGAATACACAGGCGGGTATAGTAACTTTGTCCGATGCGTACGACGGAACTGAAACCGCTGCTACGGGTGGTACGGCTGTTACACCAAAGGCTTTGAGTGACGGATTGGCTACTAAAGCACCTACAAGTCATGCAAGCACGGCTACCACTTACGGTGTGGGCGATGGCACTCACTATGGTCATATAAAGTTGTATGACAATGTGGACGGGG